ATGCCCCTTACCGATACCTCCTGCAAGAACGCCAAGTGCCCTGAGGGCAAAGCTCGCGAACGTTTCACCGACAGCGGCGGCCTGTACCTGGAGGTGGTGCCCACGGGCGGCAAGCACTGGCGCTGGAAGTACCGCTTTGGCGGCAAGGAAAAGCGCCTGGCGCTTGGTTCTTACCCCGAGGTGACGCTTGCCCTGGCGCGCCGGGCCCGTGACGACGCCCGACTTCTCCTGAAGGCCGGCAACGACCCGGTCCAGTCCAAAAAGGACGCCAAGCTGGCGGACAGCGTGCGGATCGGCAACACCTTCGAGGCTGTGGCACGGGCCTGGTTTGACCACTGGAAGGGCCCCAAATCGCCCAGGCATGCCGAATACGTGCTGCGCCGGCTGGAAGCTGACGTTTTCCCCGACCTGGGGGCTCGGCCTATCGCCGGCATCACGGCGCCCAACCTGCTTGCGGTGGCTAAGAAGATCGAAAGCCGCGGCGCCCTGGATATCGCCAAGCGCTCGCTGCAGACCTGCGGCCAGATCTTCCGGTATGCCGTCGCCCACGGGATCATCGAGCGCAACCCGGGGGCCGACGTGAAGCCCAGCGATGCCCTGAAACCCCGCACCAAGACGAACTACGCCAGGCTGGATGCCAGGGATTTGCCGCAGCTGCTGCGCAAGATACATGTTTACTCGGGTGGCCCCTACACGCGCCTGGCAATGCAGCTCATGGTGCTCACGTTCGTACGAACGGGGGAACTGATCGCTGCCCGCTGGGACGAATTTGATCTCGAGGCGGCTGAGTGGCGCATCCCGGCCGAGCGCATGAAGATGCGAACGCCTCACATCGTGCCGTTGTCCAAGCAGGCCCTGGTGATCCTGGGCGACCTGCAGGAACTGCGCGGCCTAAGCGGGCTGGTTTTTCCGGGCGAGCGGGACCACGAGAGGCCCATGAGCAACAACACCATACTGGGGGCTCTGTACCGCATGGGCTACAAGGGCCGTATGACGGGCCACGGGTTCCGCGGGATCGCCTCAACCGTGCTGCATGAGCTCGGCTACCGGCATGACGTGATCGAATTGCAACTGGCACACCAGGAGCGCGATGAGGTCAGCGCGGCCTATAACCACGCCACCTACCTCAAGGAGCGCCGGAAGCTGATGCAGGCTTGGGCAGACCATCTGGACAAGCTGAGAGAGGGCGCTAAGGTCGTCTCGCTGCAGGCTGCATGACTTGATACCCCCTAGTCGGCGAGCTTGAAAGGGGGCAAATAGCAAATATTTAAAATAGTTGGTGGATGCCTACTTTTAAGTCGTCATTGAGCGAACCGGCCCCAGTAAGTGGGACCTGATGGGTGGCAAGCAGTATTTTTTATTGAACCGGTAACTGCTTGATGTCTGCGATTAATTGAATCTGCTGCAGATACTCTGCACGGGTCTTCGCCAGCCACCGGACAACAGTCGCATTGTCAAGAAGGCTCTTGATGTAGGTCTTGATAATCACAAGTTGCAAATTGGCTGGGCCATAACCCTCTTCCAAGAGCTTAGTATCAGCTTGGACTGCAGCTAGTTCACGCTCGAGACGCTGCAGTGTCTCCGTCATACCGCTTCGTCGCATCTTAATGGCAGCTTCCTCTACCAATTGGTCAGGCGCAGAGCCCTGCAGCATGGCAAAAACGAGTTTTAGCGAGTAATTATTTAGATTATTCATCGTCTGCGCTACGTCAATTTGTCGAAAGGGCTTCATCTGCCGGAGAGAACTGAATACTCCCATCGGCACTGGCTTGTCGGCCAGCAAAGTAATAGCTTCGTTGCAAACTCCATTCAACAATTTAAAGCGCTGATGAATAGCATCCTCAGAAATACCCAGCGCATCGGAAAGACGTTTTACGGAAACACCTCGCTCCGCTGCCCTGACGATCATCTTGTGCTCTTGAATCGTGGATAACCGGTTAACTCGCTTGTTATAGGTATAGCCTTCGTCATCTGTGGAAATCAGACATAGAACCGTTTTGGCCGCAAGGTCACGCAGTGCTTCTAAACGCATTCGTCCATCCAACACGAGAAATGTTCCGGCCAACTCTTTGTTTTGCGTAACGACGATGGGCTCGACTAGCCCAATGGCGTGTACTGAAGATCGGATCTGTAGATATTTTGCCGTTCCCTTGAGGCCTGGAGGCAATGGGGTTGTCACATGAAGAAGGTCTAGCGGAATCTCTACGCAGTCACGTTCGAAACCCAATCGAACTGGCTTTGGTACTTTGCTCATGGAAAAAATCCTTCACGGTGAGCTAGCTCCGCTAAAGGTTTAGGGATGCTTGTAAGCTTCTCCGCCGTTAGTAGCTCACGAAATTCATCATTAGAAAAGAGTTCCTTGAAGATCTGTTGTGCCAAAAGCAGAGCCTCCTGCGTGTGCTCCGCTTTTTTCTGAATCAGTCGGTGCTTGGCTGTATCTTGTTGATACAGTTCTGCTAGGTCCTCTGGACTCATCGGCGGCTTATTCGATCCGCTTGAGATCGACGTACGGCCTTGCTTTCCATTGCGCATTCGCTGTTCAAGGATTCTTCTCACAGCGAGAACCTTTCGCCCCTTTATCTCGCCACTCTCGTAAGCGTCCAGCAGAAGTTGCTGGGCTTCGCTATCGCTAGAACGGGAAATACTCACGGCCAAATTCAGAGGGATGTGCCCGGCTTCTGTAGCAATTAGCAAGCGTTTTTCCCCGCGCTCCAGCAAGGTCACGACATTTTGAACCCACGATATCTTGTAGCCCAGTTTGGCGCCAATCTCTGAATCGCTGTAACCGCGGTTTCGCAGTGAACGAACCTGTTCGAGTGATTCGTCGGCCCGTGGTGCTCGGCGTGCAACGTTCTCGACGAGGCTCATTACGTGGCCGGTCTCCTCGTCCACATCAACTATCAGCGCGGCAATCTCAGTTTGCCCCAACATCCTGCAGGATTCGAGTCGCCCCTGCCCGCAGATTAGCGCATACGAAGCTTCCCCTGATTCGTGGTTCATGCGGCGCAAGGTGATCGGCCTTTTCAGTCCAATTTCCTCAATACTATCCGTAATGGTTTGGTGAATTTTGGGATTGCGAACGCGGGGATTAACCACCGAAATAGAGTCAATCGGTATCATCTCTATTTTTGTAGACGAATGAGTCAAACAATTTCCTCCAGGGGCAGCCGCCCCGCTAGTTGATAAAAAAGTTCCAGAGAACTGGTGCGATAGGAGTCGAGAACAAAACCGTTGTCTACCAATGTTGGCAATGCATCCGCCAAGAAATCAATAGCCGGCAACACGTAGTAATCGAAAGCACAGCGATTGAACTGATCCATCCTTGCGACCACAGTGATATCAGGGCGAAGGCTGGTATTAAGGCGTAGTCGCCAGCCACACATTCCAGATGGTGTTGATTTATATCGGGCGATTACGAGCGATGCGGTGAATTCACCATTAATGGTCAGAAGATCCGTCGACGGATCGCATTGCGTCCAGCCTCCGGATCGTCGAATTCGTTCAGTAATTTCTTCGAGCAACTCCGGACGCTGTTTCCGAAGGCTTTGGTTGACCTCAAGGTACGTATAGTCTCGCGTTGGCTGATAGCCCACCAACTTGTATGCTCTCAGTAAACTGCCGAATCGACTGCGGTATGTTCCACTGGATGGAACGTCGTCATCCTCGTTTATTACGCTCTCCGAAAGTGCCCCATGCTTTTCAAGCGTCTGCTTGAGCAAGTCGAGCATTTGTGCGTCATCAAGGTGACCGGAGCGTCGCCCAATAATCGCTTGAACTTGGCGAAATTGGTGTATGGGTACGATGGCCTCGAAGGCGCCGTCTTTGCGAATCCATGCTCCCGGGGTATTTCTCTGATGCTTAATCTTCAGCTTAAAGGAAGTCCTGTTAAAGACATTGTTGCCAATGTATTTTTCGTTCGTGAGGACTTGATGAACAGAATCTCGTGTCCACAGCGTGCCTATCTCGAAATGTATGCCATCTCGGTTGAGCACGGATGCGATTACCCGTTCGGGCATCCCGTCTTCGAGGAAATGTCGATAAATTCGGTGTACGGTTGCCACCTCTTCAGGTGGGCCAGGCACCAGAATCACTCGGTCTGTTTGAATACTTTTCTGTTCTCCACGAGATAAAAAACCTTTCACCTCATGGTGCTCGCTAATTAGTTGGCGTCGAAGCCCAAACCCTGGCCGACCTCCTTGACGGTATCCACGCTGCACAAGGTTGCGTTGTCCAGCGAAGACTTTTACAGAAAGTTCGCGGCTGTATTCCGCAGCCATGCTCCGCTTGATGCCAATAAAAACCGTTGAGGGCATCGAGCCGTCATTGTTAAACGGCTCAGCGCAGTAGATCACGCGAATTCCACGGCTTTTGCACATGTACTCATACACGGCTGCTTCGTCCGGATCAGGAAAGCGACCCCATCGACTTATGTCATATACCAGCACGGCAGAGAAATCAGGCTTCGGCTGTTGCACGTCGCGCAACAATTGTTGAAGACCGCTTCTTCCTTTGAGGTTTAGGCCGCTTTTACCTGAGTCTGCATATGTGCGGATGATCCGCATATTGCGATGGGCTGCATATTCGGCGATTGCGGCTCCTTGGTTCTCTGTGGAGTACTTCTGATGTTCCGTGGACATGCGGACGTACTGAACAACCGAGACTTCCTCAGTGTCGAATTTGTTAGCGTCTTCATTTCGTATCGCATCTCCCACTCCTTTGCTCCGTATCGATCAAAAACTGCATGATCAGATAGCTTGATGTAGGAACGGTGACATGCGAAGAGACACCGCACTTCATACGTGTTAATGGAGCCTTTCAGGCTAGTTGATCCAACATGGCGGAGTTCTTTATGGTTAACCTGTGTTGCATCGGCTGTGGCGCCACGCCTACACTACGACGTGTGGGGAACGTGAGGAAAATAATGTGGCCGCCAATATTTGGGAGCGATCGGCGATGCTAAGGAACGCAGGGGCAGAGTGAGTTGGGAAAACTGCAGTGTCGGCTTGATCAATACTTAGCAGCACCATCCGAAGTAAACAGCTACCCAGCTGAAATTTGAAGCACAAAAGGATATCTATGATTCCAAGCGAAGAATGGCGCCGGACCTTCGTCACGGCCATCCAGCAATTTACTGTCGGCGAAGTCGTTAAATTCCGGATGACTGACTGGGCGATCAAGGCCCAGGCAAAGCATGGGCATCGCAACCCGGTTGAAGTGGCTCATGAAGAGTGGACCAGCGGCAAATGGCCTCCTTCGAACTGAAACAGTGCGCGTCTCCTCCTGGGTGCGCTCTGCCGCATTACACACAGCTCTGCATGCCGCAACCTCGGTTGCGATTCTCTTTGCGTTGTATCTTGTTTACCTTGACTACCACTGGCTGCCTATCGTCATTGTTCTTGTGGTGTTTGTCGTAAATGGTTTTCTAATATTTCGGCAATGGAAGCGAAGGACACTCGCTGATAGAGGGTCCGAGCACCGCCGCCCGGACTAACTCATATCTGAGATCCATCGTCTGGATCTTCAGGCGCATCATCATGCGCGGGGTCAAATCCGTTGCTCAGCGCGCGATTGAGCCGCGCAGCGCTACGCTTCATGAGCTTTTCCGTGTCCAGGACGGCCTTGGCGCCTGGTGGTTTGCACAACCATCGTTCTCTGGAATAGTCGAATTTCGCCTTGAAGGAATTGCGGAATTGGTGCGCTGTGGTGCCCTCGACGGTCATGCCAAGGCTGTTCATCGCAATAACGGTGGGATTCAGCAGTGCCGGCAGCAACTCGTTGCGAGTGCCTGGCTCCAGCAGCAGGGCCTGCAGATCTGTACGCGGGCCATCGGGCCAGCGCCTCCGGATGATCAGCTCACCCCGCTTGGGGCCAGCGCGCAGCGCTTCCACCGGGTCGCCACCCTTGCCGCCGAGAACGTAGACATCGAAAATCACTGTATGAATATACAGCAAAAGTATTCATCGAAGAGGGAATTTCGCGCGTAAATACTGTATTTATGTACAGTATCTACGGTAAGATTTCTGCCATGGAAACGCTTTTACCAACCCAATGGATTGCCCAATGTGCAGAGCGTCTGCATCAGCGCTGGACGACTGTTGATCTCGCGATGCTCGAAGAAGTCGCAATGGATCTGTGGAAGAACACCGAGTACCGGACGATGGAGCCCATCGAAGCAGCCGCAAGTTGGCTCACGCCAATTGTTGAGCATCCGTCGGAACCTCAGTAACTCAGGCGCCGGCATCTCGCGATACGCCTCATCCAATTAGAGGAGGCGCCTTCCGTCCCCACCTGTCACCATCTGTGACAAAGGCTGGAGACACCATGAAACCGTTCTGCGCGCTCGCGCTGCTACTGGCATGCGGGATAGCCGCCGCTCACTCCGGCGGCACGGATGCGCAGGGCTGTCACACGAACCGCAAGACAGGTGACTATCACTGCCACGGGGGCAAGAAAACAGCGGGGGCAGCCCCGGCAACTCCAACGGGTCCAGCCGCACCAGCCGCGGCTCCAGTCACCCCGGCGAAGGGTGGCGGGCCTACCTGCTATGTAGGACCGCGCGGTGGGACGTACACCATTACCAAAAGCGGTCGGAAGAACTACGCCGGCTGCTAAGCGACGCGATATGAAGATAGCACTCGCAAGATTTCTGAGCGTTTCTATCGTCGCTTGGTTTTTGCTATTGATGCCAAGGACGGCGCTCGCGCAGAACTTCAACGAAGCGTTCAACGCGATAGAGGCTGGATTGTCCAACGACAATTTTTTCACAGGCGAACGGCTATACCGTATTGGTCGCGGACCGCTTTTTACTGGGTATGTTTCCGGAGTTCTTGACGCTGGGGACCTGGTAGGGGAACCTCAGAAGCGGTACTGTCTCCCGCCGAAGGTCACTAATGGACAGGTGGCGGATGTGGTGTTCAAGTACCTCGAAGGTACGCCAGAGATTAGGCACCTTGGTGCCAGTCATGCAGTCCGAATGTCGATTCGATCGGCCTGGCCTTGTGCCCCCGCAAAATGAAAAGATAGAGCAGTAGTACCGCACCCACTCGGCATGTGGGATACAGGAGAGATGGCTATGAAAACGGTAATTTTGGGTGCCGCGTTGATTCTGACTTCCGTTTGTGCCGACGCGGCTTGCGTGTGTCGTTGTTCAAATGGTCAAAATCAGCCATTTTGCTCAAATAGCTTAGATCTGCCACCGATTTGCGCGCCGGTGATTTGCCCTATTGCTCCACCATCCATTGCTCCAATCCAAGCACCTGTGTTACCCCCTCTTGGCACACAAAGTTGCTCGCAGCAACAAGTGCTCAACCCCTATACCGGCCAATACCAGTGGCAGACAGTTTGCCGCTAATCGATTTCAAGTGGAATGCTGAATGAATATCAAACTTGGCCTTGAACGCATAAGCGTAGTTTGGTGGGGCCTCTGGGCCGTGCTAGCGCTTCTGACTGGGGCGTCACTGATCTTTTCCAGCGCCAGTGCCGGCGACACGATGATTGGTTTCGTGCTCCTGGGCGCGCTCATCCCAATTTACATCGCTCATCGGCTCACATGTTGGATCATCGCCGGATTTTTTGGCTCTAAGTAGCATGGCTTCCGATGCTTCCGCCCTTGGACTTGCGGCCACTTCTGCACTGCTCGGGATTGGTGGCGCTTTAGCCGCGTGGAGTTACCAGCTATATACCTACGCTAAGCATGGAATGTGGTTCGGTTATAGCGTTATCGATCTCGCACGACAGTTTCATGGCGGTGCATGGTTTACCTATCCCTCGGACTGGATAGGAATCTACAAGATACTCGACGCCACAAACGCCGGCCTTGCAATATTCATGATCGGTATCGGATTGGCGACCTTGATCATCTCCGGCGCTGATGCAAAGTAAAGCCGTCTTGGCAATAGCCCTTCTGAGTGCGATGTGCATGGGGAGAAGTACAAGCTGTTAGGTCTGCCGCCGAAGTTCTGGCTTTCAAGCGTCACAACCCATGCCCAGCCACCGGAGAGCGCCGCAGCGCCTGTCCAATCTACTGGGTTGACCCCGACATACCGTATGAAAACTATGTCTCATGGTCACTGTTGAATCACAGCATGATGTTAGGGTACAGCTAGCTTACAGCTCTGCAACCCCTAGGGCTGCTTCACTGAGCATCGAACTGGCCCGAAAAGCAGTCCAGCTGTATTTACTTCTCTGACCTCCGCCCGAGCGGCACTATCTCCACCGTCTTGACGGATGTCAAACCTGCACCCGCGCCCATCACGCGTCATAGTTGCAACGTACCTACCTCCCGGGCTTGGCTTAATTGCTGTGTAAATTCCGCAACTACTTGCACCGCGAACCGCTGATGCGGCGATGATGAAAAAGCTTGCTGGATCTAGGGAGGTCTGCACACTTCTACCTGCCTCCAGTACGTGGTTCTCCTTTTGGCCGCCAAAGGGATAGAAGTCCGTGCAGTCGCCACGTTGAGATCCCAAGAGCACAAGTGGACCTCCGGAACGATTCTCCACGGTCAAAGTCGCACTTTCAGGGCCAGCCACGTTTAGGTAAGGGGGCGCAGTTGCGCAGGCACCGATCAAGACGCACGCGGCTACCGATGCTGCAGTGCGGGAAATGTTTGCGGCAATCCGATTTGTAAAAATATTCATAGTTAATCTTACAGCGGGCCCGTTATGTACCGGCGGCGCCGATAAGGTAGAAAACATGCAGTGGCTGTCCGTGGTTGACCACAGGGCCAAGACACGGCAGGATTTGCGGGTGTATCGATATCTGCGAAAAATTCCCCAAGAAATAGTTTTTAAGGGCTGATGTCAATGGGGCTAATAAAAGAAAAATGGAAAGATATTTCCGATGAATTGATCTCTGAAGCAGGTATTCGAGCCTTACACCGGCCGAATGTGGCGCATCGGATATCTTGGAATAGATACGACGCAGGACTTCGATCATCAGAATTGGTCGGATTGCCGTGCACGGTGTATGTTATTGACGGTAGTTGCAGTTACGCAATAGGTGACTTTATTGTCGAAGCTCAAAAGGGTGAATTGATCCACGTATCGCCCGGTGACTACATTTTTGAAGTTGGAAATCTCGGTGTCTCTCTTTATCGAGACTTCATTCTTCCAAAAATGTGAGGTAGTTCAACTAGTCCAGTTGACGAGAAACTCCAAGGAATAGGCCGTGAAAGAAATCCGCCTCTGCTGGGCCGAGCATGTTGTTCACCATGAAGACTAGGTGAAGAGCGGCGGCCTATGGACTCCTGTTACCGAAGAGGCACGTCGAGATTTCCAGATCGTCGCCGAGACCGGCAATGAGATCTATTGATCTGGCTCGCATTGGGTGGAAGAACGCGAGGCGTAGGCCTGGCGCCCGCAGCCGACGTGACACAAGCGCGGAAACTGGCGCTAAAAGATTCGGCTAGGCCAGGTTAGCAACAATCCGGAATATATCTAGGATCATTTATGCCAATAACTATTGCGGCGTCGGCATCGGCTGCTGCTGCGACAAATGCAGCTCAGTCCGGTGCCACCGATAGCGCGCCTTCGATTGCATCAGGCGTGTGGACCGCTGATTGGGCCACTCTAATTAAGCCTTTCACTGCGGACGCGCTTGCAAATGGATTTACGACATTAGTAGCTGCATTCGTAGGTGCAATGCTTGCCTACTATTTTCAGCGCCGTCACCAGGAGACCCAAGAACTGAGGAATGAATTGGTCGCGGCGCATCGATTGTTGTTTGCGCTGGCGCATCAAATGAATATGCTTGTGTTAATTCAACGCGACTATGTATCTCCCTATCTGCATCATCCCGGGCGCGCATTTGTTATGCAGGCCTCGGGACCGATCAACTCCTTGAGGAATATTCTCGAGTTGCCAGACCTTGCCTTTCTATTGAAAGGAATGGAGGGTCATTTGGTTCTCCAGGAAACATACATGGCGCAGCAGAATTATGGCCAGGCACTGGATCAATGGAATGCCCGGTCAGCACTGTACGCAGAAAAAGTTCGCCCCGCTCTTATTGCTTCTGGTATCTCGGACGGAGTGACCGTAAGTGAAGCTGATATGCGCCGCGCTTTGGGCGAACATCTGTTTCGTTCAATTGTGAGCGAAACAGATAGCTCAGTTGACTATTTAAGGCGAGCGTTTGAGCGGCTTTCTGGTGCCATGAAAAATGCGCGAGTCCATTTTGTTAAACGCTTTGAAAGAAATGACTTTATGGTTTACGACTTCTCAAACACCTACGGTCTTGTTGAATCGCCATCAATTGCCACCTCCGGGCCAGAAAAAGGAGCGGCTAAGTAAAGAACCGCTTGAGCGATTCTGGTATGAGGGGGCGGCGGCGCTAGAAGTCAGCTTACTTGCCGGTGCATCTATGTACCGGTGGATCCGTTATCTTCCAGCAACATGTGCATCTGGTGATTCAGCGTCACCAGCCGGTCGGCCAGTTCAACCGCTTTGTCAGGTACGTCCTCAATCGGATGGGTCCCCGTAGACATCCCGTCATAGGTGAACTCGAGGAAATGCGCGAAGCCTGGCGGGACACAAAGAGCCTCTTGCCGGATCGCCGTTGCGATGCTGTCATAAGTCCTAGGCGGCGTCACCAACACGCCGCCTTGCTCTGCCCTAGCGACATATACGCCTCGTACTTCTCTGTTGATATCGATGGTCAGGATTAGCATTTGCTTAATTGATGAACTTTAGTTCAGTGGGCTTGCGATACATTATGGCCACCTAAACAGATGGGGCCTCAATGAGTGCAGGGTTCGACGCGATAACCAAGTTCTTCAAAGATCGAGCGGAAGACCTCAGGCGCATTGTCCGCGGCTCAAAGGGTGACGTAGAGCTTGGTGATGTTGAAAGCGAGGCCTATCTGGCCGCCGAAGACATAGGCAACAAGCGCGGTTACCCTTTCGACTTCACTGACCAGGTAGACCAACAGACGCTTCTTGGCCGGCTGTACAACCGCTTAGTGAAGTTCGCCGACAAGAACATCCGATTCGCCGTCAAGCTCGATACGGACTGGGATCGCGAGGAAAGTACCTCATTCGGCGCCACTCTGGCCCGACTACTTACTGCCCCGGCTTCCTACGATCCAGTAGTCAGCTTGGAAGCAACTCAAGACGGTGACGAGGTTCAGGCCGCTGTACAGCGCAGCTACTCCGAAGCGGCCGCGTATGTGTTGCTTCTAATGCGGTTCAACTGGGAGCCCAAAGACTTGGCCATCCATCTACGGGTAGCGCTGGCCTCGCTGCGGCTCAGGCTGCGCATAGCCGGCTTCAAGGTCAAGTTTCAGCCGTCACTGTTTGACGGCGTAGACAAGATTCCCCAGGACTTCCCGGCCAACGTACGCCCAGATAGGGTGACTCGCCAGCCGGTCCACCTTGAGGGAGAGCAGGTGGCCTGGACTTTCTGACCCACCGAATGGTACTTGCATGGTGTGATAAAAAGGATTACTATTTATCGCATGCAACGCAAGGAAAATATTTCCCAAAAATTAGCACCTGGTCGGAAACCTTTAAGCGAAGGAGTGAGGACTATCGGCGTGACCCTGAAGATGACGGTGGTACAGCGCGAGAAGCTGGCTCGCCTCGGAGGTGCGCCATGGGTGCGCGAGAAAATCGATAAGGCTAAGGAGCCAGAAGAGTAACCGCTATGCCCTGCAGCGGTTAATGCAGGGCACAAAAGACGACGGCCAAGGTGCTTGGAACCACCCTGACCGTCTGACCAAAACTCACTGGATTGGAGTGAATCATGGCTACCCGTAAGTATGTCACTAATAGCCCGTCTTCCCAAGAAACCCCGGGGACGATGGAGGCCCGTGAACTGATTATTGAGATCCAACCGCGCATGTGCGTGCGCTGGGAGGGAACTGCAGCTCAGCTCCTGGACGAAGACCTTATTCCTAAGAAATTTGACTGGCCTTCCGGGCGGAGAAGCCGCGGCTGGAATGGGGACGATGGGTTCACCTATTGGCTTCAACGCAGCCGCCCGCCCGGCATTAAAGGCCCGATGTCAGTATGGGTGCACGGTGACTGGTGGATGCTGCAGAGGACACCGACTACCGAGATTGGGACGGGATTTGCGGCGGCCAATCTCTACGAAGCACGTTGCGCATACGAACGAGAGCTATGGAGGCAAACTCCCGCGGCTCGCGTTCAATGGACCAGGTATTGCATGGCTCAAGAGCATGAGGAATTTCAAACCTTCCTCAAACGAGCAACTGGTGAGTTAAGTTGCTCCCAGCCATCGAGGAGCAACTAATGGCCGCGTACCTTAAGCGCGAAGCGATAGAGCTCCTCTTTGGTGACGAGCCGGATACCCTCAAGCGAGTGCTGGCTGTCATAGAGTCGGCGGCGCCGGCCGCACAGCAAGCACGTCTCACGGGCCCCCTACAGCTGCAGTTGACGCCGACAATCCAGCGAAATTACGTGCGGCGAGGGGTCTTTGAACGTTTCAGGCCGGAGTGGGCGGAAAAAATACTGCCTAACCTGACCGCCGTTTTCTATGTGTCGGTGAAGGACGCGGAAGAAGTTCTGAGTGACGCCAAGAAACAGAGGTCGAAATATGATGGGCCGCGCGGCGAAGCTGTGGCGTGGGGTGCGCTGATCAAATGCCTCGCAAGGTTGATTGAGGATGAGAAATTCCACGGCTGCATCGAGTTCCCTGGCGAGGAGAAAGTGGAAGCTGCCCGCCGTGCTGCCTCAGCAATATTCAGAGTTGGGGAGCGAGTTACCGTTTGGGATGGCGATGGAGACGAAGCGGGATCAGCCACAATCGTTGGTCCATATGGCGCTTACGTCGTAGATATGGATGACGGTCCGTATGTGAGGAACGACAAGAGGGTCGATTGTTGTCACGGCTATAGGGCGCGCTCTAGCAACGGAGAAACATTCTTCTACTATCCGTGGCAGCTTTCCCCAATAGGCGAAAGCTACGGGCATCTGCGGTTAGTCAAGTATTGAGTGGGGGGCACTATGAACAAAGACGTCAGATTCACAATTTTTGAAAAGCCATTGGAGCCCCGGGAACGGCTTTCGTCGGACGACCCGAAATACTTGGAAGCATTAAAGCAACATGACGAGACGGTCGAGGGAGTTCGAAAGAAGATTGTCGAATCTCCGCGTGAATTGTTTTCTCATCTTCTCGGCGCACTGGTCACTCAACCGGACACGTTTGCAAGCATTGCGCCAAAGTCTGTTCGACGGTATGGGTATGTGGCGAAACATTTTCTTGCCGCGCTGAGCGGTCGGGAAAAGAGCGCCTCACCATACGTCCCATTGGAACAATACTGCCTCGACGACACGTTCAGCTCAAATCGAACAATTTACTTCCGGCTGTTTAATGTTGACCCGGATGACTTTATGGATTCGATTTTTCGAGAGCTGTTGGAAGACTATATAGATCGACTTCAAAACTCTATCGCCCTGGTCTGTCATATGGTGTATCGAGGACTCCCCCTTTACGTAGACGAAGGCTCTGGAAATTTTAGAGAGTTAGAGTCCAACGATGAAACATTAGTCTTCATCAAAGGCATGGGCAAGTACTTCTACCCTCCCGACGACTGTACGGCCGCACCTGAGTGGCTACTGGGTTTGTATCTTAAGCCCGGTGATGTCGATCTTTATCACCTGATTTATTCTCAGCAAGACCCGCCGTCACCCGACGAAGAAAAAATTCTCATGAAAGCGTACCAGACGGGTTTGGGGCGAACCAGCGGAGCCGGCTCTGAAGAGAAGTCTTCTTTGAAGGAGAAGTCCGACGAGCTTTTTTCGATGGATGACTATGCTGATGTGAGAAACGATCTTCTCGGGCAACTGAACTACTTGGTCGATAACGTCTTAAAGATTCCAGCTGAAATATTTAAGGATCACGGAACATCCGCGTTCACCATGCAGCTGAGCCAGGCTGCCAAGGACCTTCCAGAAGCTCAAGATGGTGCAATGTACGAGAAAGCCTCGAAGTCGTTTGAATTGTTGTGTGCGTCGGTTCCGAATGTGCCTAGAGGCGCTCTTGAGGCTCTGAGCATGTCCTACTCTGCGTTGACTTTGGACTATGACAACTCAATGAATACCGACAAGCTTTTGAGCCGGCTATCCATGTTAATGGCCATTGCCACTGGAGTCGGGAAGATATTCGGCATGCTTCCCAATGCTTCTGTAGTTGATGTTCGAAGTGAGTCCGAGCGACGCGCGATGCTTTCTCGCGCGGGGAGACTTGGGGCGGAAAAAAAGAACGAAGGAACAGCGACATTGAAAGCCTGGGCACTGAGCATGGCGAGTGGTTTACGCGGAGCCGACCGAGATATTGCGCGGAAGCTCATACTTGAACTACCTGCTGAGCTGGCTGATAAATCCAAGAACCCAGAGCGCTTGATATACGAGGCATTACTGAAGCAAAGAAGGAAGTAAGGGCGTACGGCTAGCTAGCTAGCCGTAACGGGCGGCCAGCCACACGTAACGGCTGGCTAGCCAGACGTACCACAGCATAGGGATAAGAACTCAACATTGCGCCATCCTCCACTACGGACTTTGGCAGCATGAATCAATCCAGCAAGGTGCAGGGCACCGACCAAAAGCCCCAGCCCTCTCCCGCACTCCAAGCGACCGACGCCGTCCACCGCCGCGACTGGGCAGCCGCAGCTCGACACTTCACCCATGCCACCACGGCGCTGCCTCCAGACCCCCAAGGCTCCACCACCGCCGCAGAGCTGACCCTGCGGCGCCAGGCCCACGTCGCTGGCTCCATGCACCGGCGCATGCAGTACTTCGGCCTGGAGCGGGCGTTCGTCATTCCTGAGGGGGCTCGGTGATGGTGGCTTCTACTCGACTTCGGCAAATTCGCCAAACGGTGCAACCCTTCACCAAGACTTGCCACCGTTGCCTGGCCAGACTGACGGGCATGACATCGACCACTGATGAAAACCCCAAACGAGCCTCCCTCAGGGGGAAATCGGCGAATTCAGGCACATTTGTCCCGGATTTTGGCGAGCGTTCTGTCGGAAACTTCTCGGTGAAGGAATTCGCATGAACCAGCAGAACACGGCGCCCGGCGCCGACCAAAAGCCCCAGTACGCTCGCGCAACCGCCACGGCCCAGCATTTGTGCATCGGTAAGAGCACCTTGTGGCAGTGGTGCGGATCCGGGCCAGGTAGCCGCCCGGGGTTCCCAAAACCCATCAAGGCTGGGCCCAAGGTCTCGCTGTTCAACATCACCGCCATCGAGGCGTACCTGAAAGCCCAGGCCGAGCAGGTGGCGCCATGAGGGATGTCGAATTAAAACGTTTTGATAGATTTCCGGCCTCAGGACGGGGAGCATGAGCGCTATGAAACGCAATTACCTCCTCCTGCTGTCCCTGTCGGCGGCCACCGCGGCCGTAGGCAAAGAATTCATGGCCCGGATCAAGATGAATGTGGACGCCACCGCTGCGCCTTTGTGGATCGATTCCCGCGGCATAGGCGTGTTCCTGTCCACCAAGCTGCCGGCCCGGCAGATCTGGCTGCATGCGTTCCCCGACAGCTTGACGTTCGCCCAGCGAGATGCTCTCAGGGACCTGCTGATCATCCAGGTCGGCCCTGACGTGGCCGGCCCGCCCGAGGCGAAATCTATCGCTTGGCTCAATTCGCATAAGGCAAGTCATGCCTGACGCTCAAATATCACCATTGACACCGGCCGCGGGCGATCTGCGCGATTTCCCGCACACGCCGGTCTACCGCGCGCGCCTGTTCGCATCCGAATTCCATGCGCAGACCACGGACGCCGAATGGCGCGCAGGCGTCACGCTGTGGATGAAGTCCTGGGATCAGGTTCCGGCCGGCAGCCTTCCAACCGACGAAATCGCTCTGTGCCGCCTTGCCGAGCTGGGCCGGGACATCAAGACCTGGCGCAAGGTTAAACCCGGCGCATTGCGCGGCTGGATCCTCTGTGACGACGGCCGGATGTACCACCCCACAGTCGCCGAAGGCGTCAACAAAGCGCTTGAGTCGAAGTTGTCACAGCGCAGCAAAACCGCCAAAGCCCGTATTGCCGCGCTGCAAAAACTCCTCGACGCGGCAACCGAACAGGACAAGAAAGACAGCTTGACGGCGGAAATCGAGAAGGTGAAACAGAGTCTGAAACTGGTTCAGTCACAGACCACCAAAGAAGCGCCGGTGGACCCACCAAAGCCGCCTGTATCTCAGTCTGTCACAGACCCTGTAGCTGAGTCCAAGGAGAAGGAGAAGGAGAAGGAGAAGGAGAAGGAGAAGGAGAAGGAGAAGGGATTTGATATTACAGAAGCTAAAGCTTCTGGCGACAAGTCGCCGCCCGATCTCGAACTTTCCGCGTCAGACCTTTGGAAATCCGCCGTCGAACTGCTGACCGGGCAGGGGATGACCGACGCCAGCGCCCGAACTTTCATCGGCGGGCTGCGCAAGAAATTCACCAACGACGTGGCCGATGCCGTGATCCAGGCCGCGGTAGTCGAGCGCCCAGCCGAGGCTCGAGCATGGCTCACGAAGGCTTGCGAGCTGCGCGCCAGCCAAACCCACAAATCCCAACGCACCGCAAGCCTGCACAGCGGACTCGCCGACAAAGACCCATCGAAAGGAATCCAAGATGACGGATCATTCACTCTCTGACGAATACAAGCCCACCAGCGAATACGAGCGCGGCCGAGCCGACCGGATGCTGGCGATATACCGCGGCAAGCCGACCGAGCTGCTGGGTCGAATGCAATTGAACTGCCACCGACATGGCGGCTTTTTCAGTATCGGGCATCGGCTCACCCTGCCAAACATGCCACCCCGGGACATTTGGCAGGACTGCCAGGACTGCAAGCGCGAGCAGCAAGACCAGGCCCAGCGCGAGCGCGCTGCCCTCGACTTGGTGCACGCCATGCGTGAGCGCGCAAGCCGGGTTCACGGTGCCGGGATCCCACTGCGCTTTCGGGATCGGGCCTTTGAAACCTACAAGGCCACGACGCCGGGGCAGATCCGAGCGCTGACCATGGCCCGCGACTATGTGGAGCAGTTCGCGGAAAACCGTGCTAAGGGATTGGGCCTCGTGATGGCTGGCCACCCGGGCACCGGTAAGAGCCACCTGTCCAGTTCCATCATGCTGAGCTTGGTGGACCGTTATGTCGTGCGGTACGTGACCTGCATGGAAATGATCCAGGAAATCCGGGCGACGTGGCGCCGTGACTCCGACCGCAGCGAAGGCCAGGCCTTGGAGGAGTTCGGCGCCACTATTGACCTACTTGTCGTTGACGAGGTGGGCGTGCAGTACGGCACCGACGGCGAGCAAACCCTGCTGTTCGGAGTGCTGGACCAGCGCTACCGCAACATGCTCCCCACCATCCTGTTGACGAACCAGGACAAAGACGGCTTCAGAGGGTTTGTCGGGGAGCGCGTCATGGACCGCCTGACCGAGACGGCGAAGTGGATTCCCTTCAAAGGTGAAAGCTACCGCGCTACCGCACGTAAGGAGGCTGCGTGATGGTCATGGACCTGTCAAAGGCCACCCCGGATGAGCGCACCAGCTGCTTTGGCGAGGCTTTCCGCGACGTACAGATGGTGGGCCTGAAAACCGACGCGACCGGGACGCTGTTCACTACCGTAATCCTGGACGGGCAAACGGTGCTACTGGTGGGCGACCCGGAGGAGGCATTGGCGAACTACTACAACCCCTTTTACCCGGGGCAGAAGTGTCCCTGTGACGGCGGAGGGATGGTGGTCTGGACTAAATCGCAGCATGAAGAGGCGCTCAAGTGCCTGAATGGTGAAACAGGGAAAGGGGAGAAGCCATGATAAGCCCCCTTTTCCCGGTCTGCCCGCGCGCGCGTTTGCGGCCAATCTCAGGCAAGCTCGATCTGGTTGTCCCGGTTCACCTTGCTCTGGATGACGGCCGCCAGACCAAAGGCCGCTGGTGGTTCAAAACCGATGCCGCGACAGGTTTGATCAGTGCTGCCTTCGGGGTGCAGGAAAAATCGCATACCCGGTTGTTTGTTCTCATCGGCCTGCACAGCCTGATTCAGCAAATTGACGTATTGCGTGGGCGTCACTTTCATTTCTTTCCCCCAGTGAAAACATCAGTATGAGCGAATCCCAAATAACAATGAAAGGAAAGTCATGGCAATAAACACTGAAACCCTGCCCCCGTCGCTCGAGGAGCGTTACGGCGCCGCCGCCGGGTCGAGCAACCTGCGTCTGGACGAAAACCGCCGCGGCGCCGTGAACCTCCTGATAGCGGCCGGCGTGGCCGCGCGCGGGGAGCAAAAAGGGAGTCGGGTCCTGGGCGGCGCCCTGCAGCGCCTGCTGACCGAATGGGAGCAAGTAGCCAAACCTCAGCGGATGCCGGCTATGAGCTTCAAGGCCTGGATCGACGCATTGCCCTTAATCAAGGTGGGCGAGCGCGAGGGAAGGGATGGGGAAATAGTTCCCATCATGGGCCGAGATAAGGAGGGCGCCCGCCGGAAGCGGGACGAACAGCAGAAACAGAGCGAGTTGATGTACGGCAAAGAACTCATGTTGCTGGCCCAAAAGCTGCCATCGCGGTTCCTCGTGCGCGAGATCCTGTTCGCTGTAGCAGTTCAATGGGGATGCGAAGAGCCCGAGGAAGTCGTGGCCGCCGCAATTGCTCACTGGCTCGCCAGCAAGTGCCAGAACTGCCAGGGGACGGGTTCGGTACAGGCCGGCGACAAGATCAGGACCTGCGACAAGTGCCACGGCAGCACCCAGGCCCGCGTGCCCGGCGGAGATGCTGGGCACCGCATGGTGGACTACATGGACCTATGCCGGGTAACCTGGCTGGGCGCCTTCAAACAGTCGTATCGGGAGATCCACAAAACCGCTTGACAGTGATTGGGGGCGGAATAGAATTACCCCCGAGGGGCGCAAGATGTCGCATCTTGAAACCCTCCTATCTGTCGAACTACGGCGCTAATCGCCGGGCCCTCGATGGAAACCTGTCTCTAAAGCCACCCACTACGGTGGCTTTTGGCTTTTTTGGCGTGCCCTAAAACCCGAGATTTGCTTTTAGCGAGTTCGGATACTTGCATCCGTACTGGGCGTGCGTCCTATTGTCGAGATCAATTATCAAAAGCAGGTCTTTTGGGGCGAGCAGCTTGCTTTTGTAATAAAGATGGTCTGCCACGCTTTGGGCCGTTCCGGCAGCGGGGAAAATGCAAACCGAAGAGGTTTCATCCCACGGAATTTCGGCTGCAATCGTACGTAGTGCCTCTTGCAAAGAGTCATAGCGATCTTGATAGGTGCTATCGCTTTCAATACGAAAGCTCAGTAGAAAGTGCGGCATCGCAAACCTCCGTTATTGGGGCATCGTATGCCTGCCGCAAAGAACTAACACCCTCTATTTAGAGGACGACTCGCCCGCCCTAAGCCAGCGGGCTTTTTCATTTGGAGGCTACGAACATGATCGAACCCAAGCACTTCGCCGAGGTTGCCAAGGCCGTCATCGAGAACAACGCCTACCAAGCCATCAAATACATCAGCCCCAGGCTGGTGCTGAAGGCAACGCGTCAAAGCAAGTTCAAAGTCAGCAATACGCGCAATACCTTCATTTTCACAATGGGCCGGCCTGCTGTCCGTGAAGCCGAGTTCATCAAGAGAGCGGTAAAGGCTGGCGAGCCATTCCCGATCAAGAAGCCGCAGCTGCGCTTCAAGACCTACAAGAAGTAAACCAGAGGGCGACCAACCGCAAGGAGTCGCAAAGACTATGACTGAGCCGAAAAATACGGGCCAATTCGGCAAGGGAAACCCCGGAAAGCCCAAAGGAGCGGTCAGCAAGACCACCAAAACAGCCAAGGAGGCCATTGCGCTTGCGGCTGAGGGTTTGGGTGGTACAGAGCGTTTAATCGCCTGGGCGCAGGAAGACCCGCTGAATGAGCGGGCGTTCTGGTCGAGCATTTACCCCAAGCTGTTGCCGCTGCAGGTAGCCAACGCTGACGGCGAGGACTTTAAGACCGTCACCCGCATTGAGCTGGTGGCGATGAGGGCTCGTGACAGCAGTCAAGATTGAGATCCCCGACAAGCTAATTCCTGTTTTCGAGGGACGAGCTGACGTTAGGGGCGCGAAGGGTGGCCGAGGTTCGGCCAAGACTCGCAGTTTTGCAAAGATGATTGCCGCCCGCGGCTACATGTACGGCATGGAGGGCGTCACTGGCCAGCTGGTTTGCGGCCGGCAGTTCATGAACTCGCTTGAGGACTCTTCCCTTGAGGAGTGCAAACGGGCCATCGAGGAAGAGCCCTGGCTTGCGGCCTATTACGAGATCGGTGAGAAATACATCAAGAGCCGGGATGGCCGAATCTGGTTTACGTTCGTTGGGCTGGATCGCAGTGTTGCGAGCATCAAGTCAAAGGGCCGAATACTTATTCTGTGGGTGGACGAAGCGGAGCCGGTAACGGATGCCGCCTGGGGTGTAGTTATCCCAACCCTGCGCGAAGAGGGTTCAGATTGGAATGCCGAGCTGTGGGTAACTTGGAACCCAAAGCGCAAGACCTCGGCAGTTGAAAAGCGGTTCCTGGGCACCAAAGATCCCCTGATCAAGATAGTCGAGCTGAATTGGCGAGACAACCCAAAGTTCCCGGCCAAGCTGGAGCGGGAACGGCAACGAGACTTAGAAGAGCGCCCCGATCAGTATGGGCACATCTGGGAAGGTGAGCATGTCTCGGTTGTGGATGGGGCGTACTTCGCCAAGCAGCTCACTGCGGCGAAGGCGGGCGGTCGAATCTGCCGGGTCGCCGCAGACCCACTGCTGACGCTCCGGGCCTTTATCGACATAGGCGGAACAGGCGCCAGAGCTGACAACTTTGTCATTTGGATAGAGCAGTTTGTAGGCCGCGAGATTCGCGTCCTTGACCACTACGAGGTCCAGGGCCAGCCGATCAGCGCGCACCTGATCTGGCTGCGCAGTAAGGGCTACGTTCCGGGCCTAGTGACGATCTGGCTGCCCCACGACGGCGACACGCAGGAAAAGGTATTTGACACCTCTTACCGCAAGGCGTTTGAGGATGCCGGATATGCGGTCGAGGTAGTCCCGAACCAGGGCAAGGGCGCCGCAAGTCAGCGCGTTGAGGCCGTCAGGCGGGTATTCCCGCTGATGTGGTTCAACGAGTCAACAACAGAAGCCGGCCGGGATGCTCTCGGCTGGTATCACGAGAAGCGAGACCTTGAGCGCGATGTTGGGCTAGGCCCTGACCATGATTGGTCATCGCACTCTGCGGATGCATTCGGACTTGGTGCAATGGTGTACGAGATACCGAACGACACCGCGCTCAAGCCCATCAAATACAAGCGGAAGTACCTCGCATGACACATCGGATAAAGGCCAGGTAATGGCAAAAATGGACGACGAAAAGCTACTCTCTCACCTGAATGGGCTAGAGGAAGACTCGTCTCAATTCGTCTGGGGCAGACTCGGTTCTGAGCGTGAAAAGAGCATGCGGGAGTACTACCGCCAGCCATACGGCAACGAGGAAGAGGGTTTGTCCGCCATCGTCACCAGCGAAGTGCAGGACACGATTGAATGGATCATGCCAGACCTGCTGGACATCTTCACCAGCACTGACAAGGCCGTGGTGTTCGAGCCGACCAGCAAGGAGGATGTGCAGGGCGCGGAGCAGGCGACGGACGCCGTCAACTACGTCTTCCACAAGCAGAACAACGGCTTTTTAGTCCTTTACACCGCGTTCAAGGACGCCCTGATGGTCAAGAACTGCGCGGTGATGTGGCGCAAGGAAACCAAGCGGGTTAGGTCGGTTGTCCCGGCTACAGGCGCCACGCAGGAAATGCTTGCGATGCTGCTGCAAGAGGCCGGCGAGGACGCGGAGATTGAGTCAGCTACCGCGCAGCCTCCACAGCCCGTAATGGGGCCGCAAGGTCCGGTGGTTGGCCTGGATGGCCAGCCGCTGATGACTGAGCAGACCTACAACGCTCGCATCAGCAAGATCGAGAAGAAGACCATCATCAAGGTCGAGGCCTTCCCGCCGGAGGACTTGCTGGTCAAACGTGACTGGACCAGCCCCCTCCTGGCTGATTGCCCCTATGTGTGCCGCAACATGCCGGTAACGCTGTCTGAGCTGCACGAGATGGGCTACGACGACGTGACCGCATCGGACCTGAGCGCCTCGGATGACGCGGGTATCAGTGCTGATGGCTCATTCCGCATGAATCGCGCCGGCACGACCGAAGACGCCCGCACCGATGCAAATACCCTGGCGTCGGACGACGAGAGCCAGACCACCGGCTTCCTGCGCATCGAATTCGTGTTGGTGGACTATGACGGCGACGGCATCGCAGAGCGCCGCTGCATCTACCGCCTGAAGGACAAGATCCTCAAGAACGAGGAAACCAGCCATGTTCCCATTGCTACGGCCTCGCCAATCCTGATCCAGCACCGCTGGGACGGCATGAGCCTGGCCGAAGCGGTTAGCGACCTGCAGGAGCTGAACAGCGAATTGACCCGCCAGATGGTGGACTCCGGCCGGCTGGCGATGAATCCGCGCACCAAGGTGCTGACGGATGCCAACTGGTCGCCCATGGCCAATATTGATGACCTGCTGGACAGTCGCGCGGGCGGTATTGTGCGCCAGAAGGTGGACGGCGCTACTCAGGAGATGGTGACGCCTTGGGTTGGTGCTTCCATGTTCCCGATGCTGGAATACACCGCCACCATGCTGGCTAAGCGCACGGGCGTATCGGGTCAGAGCCAAGGGATTGATGCAAACGCGCTGAACCGTGGCGGGAACTACGAAACGCGCGTGATGAATGCGGCCCAAAAGCGCATCAAGCTCATTGCTCGGGTGTTTGCTGAGATCCTGCTCAAACCGACCTTCCAAGGAATCCTCAAGCTGTTGACCGATGGTGAGATGGAAAAAATCTCCTTCAAGTTGCGCAATGAGTTCGTGGAGTACGACCCCAACGAGTGGCGCGACAGCTACGACATGACCAGCAATGTTGGGCTGGGCACGGGCGACAAAGAGCAGCAGACCATGATTCTGCAGGCTATTGGGCAGTCTCAGGCCATGCTGGCTCAGTCTCCGTTTGGCAAGCTGCTCATCACGCCGAAGAACATCTACAACACCCAGGCCAAGCTGGTTGAAAACGCCGGCTTCAAGAACGTGGGTGACTTTTGGCAGGATCCAGGCGACAAGCTGCCAGAGCCAGTGCCCCCGCCGGTTGACCCTCAGGTCCAGATCGCGCAGATGAAGCTGACGGCCGAGGCCCAGAAGTTCCAGGCGACCAGCCTGCAGGAAGACAAGCGCATGACGTTTGAGGCCCAGGCCAAGGAGCGCGAGCAGGCCAACTCGCTCACGTTGCAGCAGCAGAACGACGAACGCGACGCTCAGCGGGAACTCGCGCGCGACCAACGGGAATTTGAGCTCGAACAGCAAAAACTCAGCCTGGATAAGTACAAGATTGATGAGGACAACCGGCGCGCGCTCATCGTTGCCGAAATCCAGGCCAGTAGCCGCAACAAGGGGCCAGCACAGACGCCGCCAGCATCGGAGCCACAACCATGACCGACCACCAGACGGCCCAGCAAGGCGTTGATGCCCGCCTGGTGCTGGAAAACCCAGCCTACAAGGCTGCAATGGAGTCCCTGAGGGCTCAGGTAGTCCAGCAGTGGAAAGACTGCCCTGTCCGCGACAAGGAAGGCCAGCTTCTGCTGCTCCAGCTCGCCAAATTGACAGACAAGTTTGAGGGCATCTTGAACGGGCTCGTGGAGTCCGGCAAGTTCGCCGATCACAAGATCAATATTGACAAAGAACGGGACGAATCTGGCGCTCGCAAGGGCTTGCGCCGCGTTTTCGGGTAGACGCCCTACCCATCGGCCTCTGTCGCGAGACATGCCTTAGCCACCTCAGGCGGACGTGAGGGGTGGTTCTGACTGAAAGCTACCCATGAGCACTGGACAAGCCGAACAAGCCCCAGCAAGTATTGATGACCTGGCCCAATTCCTTGTGGACACGCCCGAAGCTGATGCTTCTGACCCCACGGAAGAGGAAGAAGGCCAACCCTCCGACGAGCCCCAACAGGACAACTCCGACGAGGCAACTGATCCAGACCCTGCTGAAGATGACGCGCCCGAAGAGGACGAGGAATCCGAAGAAGCCAAAAAGCAGACAAGCCTGAAATTCAAAGTCCCCGTCAAAGGCGACGACGGAGCCGATACCACCATTGAGGTGGACGAAAAAGAATTGGTTGCTGGTTATCAGCGTCACAGCGATTACACGCGAAAGACGCAGGAACTGGCGACAAAGGAACGCGAAGTCACGCAGGCAGTAGCGACAAAGCTCCAAGAGGGCCAAAACTACTACATGCAGCAGGCGCAGATGGCACATGCGGCTGTCCGGCAATTCGCGGGCCTGAAGTCTCCTGAAGAAATGGCGCTCCTCGCCCAAACCGACCCGGCCGCCTGGGTGCAAGAACAGCAGCGTGAACGATTCGTCGCCTCCACCCTGCAACAGATCGAGCAAGGCGTGCAGCGGGAAACCGCGCAGCAAGAGGCCACGCGCAGGCAGAAGGAAGCCGAAGCGTACGAGGCAACGTGGGAAGAACTCAAGAAGGACGGCCTGGACAAGCCCGCCCTGAAGAAGATTTTCGACACGATGCAGGACAAGTACAAGGTGCCGGCCACGAGGTTGGCGAACGTGTACGACCCCATTCTTGTGCGAATCATGCGTGATGCAGCGGCCTATCAGGAGCTGAAAGACAAAAAGGCGTCAGTGGTGAAAAAGGTGCAAGAGGCGCCAAAACTCCCCGCACAACGCCAGAGCGTGCCGAAACAAGAACAGCGGAACAAGTCCCTCAATGCCAAGTTTGCCTCCGGCAAGGCGAAGCTCAAGGATTTGGCCGCTTACCTCGAAAACAACTGACGCATCGCTGAGAAGCGACCGAAAGGATCGAAAGTGACTCTCCCAACCAATACCTATACCCGCTATCTGGTGGGTACGAACGCGCGCGAAGACCTGATCGACAAGATCACCAACGTGTCGCCCGAAGAAACTCCCGTCATCTCCAGCTTTGGCCGTGGCACTGCCGAGAACACCTACCACGAGTGGCAACGTGACACCCTGCGCGCCGCCAACGCGGACAACGCAGCCCTTGACGGCGACGATGCTACCGGTTCGGCCAAAGCTGCCCCCGGCCGCGTGGCGAACTATTGCCAGATCTTCCAGGACACCATCGTCGTGTCCGGTCGGGCGGAAATCGTCAAGAAAGCGGGCATGAAGTCTGCTCTGGCATATCACAAGGCCAAGGCTTACAAAGAGCTGCAGCGCGACATGGAAGCTATGGCGCTGTCCACGAACCCCGCTGTAGCGGGTTCTGCCGCAGTGGCGCCGAAGTCCGGAGGCCTGGGCGTGCTTATCTACACGAACGCCTTGCACGGTGGTGCGGGCGCGACTGCCGCTCACACTTCCGGTGCCCCGACCGTTGCCAACACTGCTGGCACGAACCGCACGTTCACCAAAGCGCTGCTGGATACCGCCGCCCAATCTGCCTTCACGGCGGCCGGCAAGGTTCCCGAAATGGTTGTGGCCTCGCCCAATCACAAGGTGATCTTCTCGACCTTCACCGGCATCGCCCAGAACCGCTGGGAAGTGCAGAAGAAGGACACGCAGGGCGCAGTGGTCGGCGGTGCTGATGTGTACCTGTCGGACTTCGGCAAGATGACTGTCGTTCCGCACTACCTCATGGTTGGTGCCGATCGCGTCTACGGCCTGAACCCTGAATACGGCGATGCCGTGTATCTGCGCGGCTTCCAGTCTGCCAAGCTCGGCAAGTCCGGCGACAGTGAGCGCGAACAGGTCTTGGTGGATTCCACCATCCGCCTGACCAGCGAAACCGCTCACTTCGCCATTAAGAACCTGACCCCCTAATCTGGTGAGTTAGTTGAGAGGCTCGCTTGCGGGCCTTTCCTCTTACTTTCCTATTTCTCTCAACGCTGCGAAGCGCCGGAGCACCAATGGCTGACTACACGATTGACGAGGGTTTTAACCCGCAGACGGGCGTTCACACGCGCGTGCACTTTGAAGACGGTCAGATCATCCATCAAAAGACCTTTGACGCTGAGCCCTACCTGAAAGCAGCTGAAGAAGCTCGCATTCAGTCCGAGGGGAAGCGCTGGGGTGATGGGCAGATCATCGGCACGCTCCCGCCCCTTGTTTACGCCGAGATTCAGGCAATCCCTGACCCTCAAGAGCGTGACCAGAAAATCATGGCCTTCTTCCGCCAGAACCCTGCATTTGTAAGGTTCAGCAAGGCGCTGCGGTAATGGCTCTCGCCAACTACACAGACCTTCAGGCATCAATTGCCTTGTGGATGGTCCGGACGGACCTCGGGGCGGTGATTCCTGACTTCGTGGCGATTGCAGAGGCCCGCATTAATGCGGATGTGCGCTTGCGTGAGGGCATTTCTACCGTTCCGCTGTCAACCGTGGTTGATTCGCCCGAAGTCGCGCTACCGGTGGATTGGCTCGAGTTTGAAAGCCTGAGCGATGACGGCCGCCCGATGGAGTACATCACAGTAAGCGAGCTGCGCAGCCGAAAAAATGAGTCCGCGACCCTGAATTCCCGCGTTCCGGCCCGCTACGGCATCGAGGGCAGGAATCTCCTGCTGACACCTACGCCGGCTGATGTTCGAGTGCTGGAGGCCCGCTATTACGCTGCAGTTCCTCCACTGGCGACTAATCCGACCAACTGGCTCCTGACCAAGTACCCAAATATCTACCTGTACGGCTCGCTGGTGTCGGGGTATCAGTACCTGCTCAATGAAGAAAAGGCCACGTACTGGGGTAATTTGTATGTGCAGGCCGTATCCGTGGCAAAGGGTGCTGATGACCGCGCCCAGACCTCTGGCGGTAGGTTGACCGTTCGGACGCGTTACCTACGATGACGCCGATTCTTGGATTCGCCCCGGACGCTGAAAAGACGATGCCGGGGATTTTGACCGCTTGTTCGCATGTGATTCCCTATGAGGCCGGGTTTCGCGGTGCCCCATCGCCTGTAGCCGTGACGGCTGATGCGCTGGCGGCTGAATGCCGGGGTGCTGTAGTGGCCGTCAAGCTCGATGGAACCCGCCGCATCCTGGCTGGAACGCAAACCAAGTTGTATGAGCTGACAGGCTCCACCTGGGGCGATGTCAGCACGGGCAGCTACACGGGATCGAGCGAGACGCGCTGGTCTTTCTGCCAGTTTGGCGATACGACGATTGCAACGAACCTCGTAGACGCAATGCAGTCATCGAGCGCCACGACCTTTGCACCGATTGCGGGAGCACCAAAGGCAAAGATCGTAGTGAGTGCCTCGAATAACTTTGTGCTGGCTTTCAACACCTCGGATCCGACTTACGGGGTGAATCAGGACGGCTGGTGGAACTGCGCGCAGAACGATCAAACGAACTGGGCGCCCAATGTGTCCACCTTGGCCAATCGGGGCCGCTTGGTGGCTGTTGAGGGGCCAATCCAGGCCGCTTTGACGCTCGGTGACTATGTAGTCGCCTATAAACACCGGGCCATTTTTGTTGGGATCTTTGTCGGAACGCCTGTTGTGTGGCAGTGGAATTTGATTCCGGGTGGTGAGGCCGGTGTCGTAGGTCAAGAGGCTGTTTGTGATATCGGCGGCGCGCATTTCATCGTTGGAAATGACAACTTTTGGCTCTTTGACGGTACTCGTCCTGCTCCGATTGGTGATGGCGTTACCCGCCAATGGTTCCTGAACAACTCTAGCCCGACTTACCGCTATCGAACAAAGGTTAGTTACGACAAGCAAAACGATCTGGTGAGGGTGAATTACCCCTCTCTGACCTCGACCGGGCAGTGTGATGCAACACTCGTGTATCACGTCAAGAAAAAGCAGTGGGGCAACGACGACGTGACCACCGAGGCGTCGTTGAACTTCATCGCTCCAGGCGTCACGATTGACGGGCTGGACGCTTTTTCCTCAACGATTGACGGCCTGCCTGACGTTCCCTTCGATTCGCAATATTGGTTGTCTGGCGGCCAGACTCCGGCCTATTTCAATTCCTCACACCGGCTGGTATCACTGAATGGGACGACTGCAAGCAGCAGCTTTACGACCGGCGATATGGGCGACGACGACGCTGTGACGCTCATTGAGCGCTTCCGGGTTCGGTTTGAGCAGTCCCCAACAACCGCCAGCGCAACGGGATTTGTGAAGTTCAACGAGGGTGATGCCCTGATGGCCGGGGCTACGAACGCGATCAACGACGGCAAGTTTGATCTACGCCAGTCCGGCCGCTTTCACCGTGTGCGCGTGGACATGACCGGTGACCACAAGGAATATGCCTTTGACGCCAAGCCAAGAGCATTGGGCGGGCGATGAGGCTAGAAGACAACCCCCTTCTGCCGCAGTCCATCGGGGACGGAAATGCACTGCTCTTTGCCCTGAAAAAGTACTTTCAACAGATCAGCCAGAAGGTCAATCAACTCGGTGATGGACGGATGGCCGCGCGCGACCTCACAGCAACCGCAGTGCCCACAACCGGGATGTATGCAAAGGGCGACTTCGTAGCCAACAGCAACCCCGTAGAGCTCGGAGCGGCATCTAACAAGTACGTCATCACCGGCTGGATTTGCACGGTCGGCGGGACGCCAGGCACTTTCGTGCAGGCACGAGTTTTAACAGGAAACTGACATGGACCAATCATCCGTAAACCCATACCTCCAGCCTGCGATTGACGCGGCGCAGGGTGATCTAGTCCGAAACTTCAACCTGACCACCCAGCCGGCCTATAACTCGGCCATGGTGCGCTCAGGCTCGTTTGGTAATGCTGGTGTGCAGCAACTCAACGAGAACGCGCAGCTCAACCTGCAAAAGTCCCTGGGCGACATTTCCAGCGGTATGCGGAACAACGATTACCAGTTCAACCAGCAGTTCAACCGCTCCCTGTACAACGACGCCTACGGCCAGAACATGCAGAACCTGCAAACCGGCATCGGCTTGCTGGATCGTCAGCAGGCCTATGACCAAAATCAGACCGGTAACGCTACGACCATCCAGAACACACCCATGAACTACTGGCAGCAGTTCAGTAACTCCGCCAACGGGATTGGGCAGGGCTTTGGCAGCTCCACTGGAACCCAGATGGGCGGCGGCTCTAGCCCCTGGACAACTGCACTAGGTGGTGCGCAGCTTGGTTCTGCGGCTGCAAAGCAGTTCGGCTGGGGTAGCGGAACCACCTGGGGCGGCGGCAACAACTATGCGGGTACTCCCTATAACGCGGACACCACAATCCCTATGCAGCCTGGCGGGGGGTGGTGATGACCGCCGCAATTGCCTGCGTACTGCCGGCGTACAGCTTTTCACTCACAAAGCCTTCGCAGCTTCAGGTTCGGAGCCGCATCGTTGATCTTGAAGCGGCCATGCGCGCTCGGCCAGACCAATTCGATCCGGAATGCAAGGCCTTTCCCGTGAGGCACTTCAAAGCCCCTGGCATGGTGGCCCGTCAGATGCTGATTCCCAAGGGAATGCTGATTGTGGGAAAGATCCACAAGCACGCTCACCTGAACCACATCACTTACGGTCACGTCAAGGTCGAGACGGAACACGGATCGAGAGAAATCAAAGGCCCTGACACATTCACGTCCGAGGTCGGCACCAAGCGTGCTGTGGTGGCCCTGGAGGACACGCTATGGACCACGTTTCACCTGAACCCGAACAACTACGACCCCGAGAACGAGGACGATATGAAGAAATTCGAGGCTGAAATCATCGCCAAAAGCTATGACGAGTTGCCCGCCCCGGCTTCCCATAAGGAAGTAAAAGAGGTGGCGGCATGACGTGGGGCGCTATCGGTGGCGCAGCCATCAGCGTGGTTGGTAGCGGCTTGATGGGCGGCGGTGGGGGAGGCGGGGGGCAAAGCCAGACGGTCTCGAAAGACCCATGGTCTGTAGCTGCTCCTTGGCTGACCGAAAACGTGCGCACTGGTCAACTTCTGCAGAACCACTACCAGAACAACCCGTTTAGCCAGATGCAGCAGATTGGCTACAACAACCAGGCGGGTAATGCAGATTACATGCGCTCACTCACGAGCGCCGTGCTGGGCCAGCTCAACAACTCCACCTATTTCGACCGTGCCAACCCGAACGCACGCCCTCAGGCATTCCAGTTTCCGACCGCGAACGGCCAAGCTGGCGGAGGTGGGGCGTCCTACCTCGGCGCATCGCAAGCGCAGTTCTCTGCTGCAAACAATCCATTCCTGAACGGCTCTGTGCCGGCGCCCGCACCAGTTGCAGCACCCGCACATGCAGAGATGCCTCTTATCCCGATCTATGACGGTCAATACATCCTTGACTACACCCACAACCCAAGCGATCCACGCCTGGTACGAGGAGGCAGCTAATGGGACTTCTGGATGTACTGAACAGCGATGAAGGCCGTCTTGGCTTGGGCCTGCTGGCCGCTGGCGGGTATTCACCTACGCCGATGAGCTTTGGACAGCGTGTGCAGTCCGCGATGCAGGGGCAGGACACGTACAAACAGAACAAGCAAAAGTCCAGTCTGCTGGACATGCAGATGAGGAACTTTGAGAGCGAAATCGATGCTCGCAAATTGGCCGGCATCAAAGATGCGCGCCAGCAAGCGCTGATCGCCTCAGTGTTTGGACCTGGTGGTGGCGGGCTGCTGGCTGAGCCCACCTCGCCTGGGGCGTTTACACCTTCTGTGGATGGAATGGGCCCGACGATGCCGCCGCAAATGCAGCAGCAGGCCCGCCCGGGTGGCTTGGCCGGCATGACACCGGACATGGTCGCCCGCCTGAAGCTCGGAGGCCTGGACCTGACCGACATCTACAAGTTCTCGCAAGAGCCGCAGAAGTTTGAAGCCGGCAGCACCTACAAGGACCGCAACACCGGCGCGGAGCGCTTCATCCCCAAGGTTGGTGAGGGCATCTCTGCGGACGCCAACGGTTTTTACTCCCCGCTTCCTGGCTACGCCGCGGCTCAAGGGCAGATCGAGGGAGCGAAGACGGGTGCAAATGAGGGTGCGAAGGCTGGCTTTGACCTTGTCAAGGTTGTGGGTCCGGATGGGGCTGAGCGCTACGTTCCGCGTTCGACCGTGCTCGGGATTCCGGCGCCAGGACAGTCAGCACCAGCGCCTGCAGCTCCTCGCCCAATGGCAAGGAGCTCAATGGCGCCCATGGCTGGCGAGTCCGACCGCTTTGCAATCTTGAGCCAGGAGCTTGAGCGCGCCAAGGCTAGCGGGAATGCCGCGGATGTGGCGTCGCTTGAGCGCGAAATCGGCCGGTTGCCTGCTTCTGCACGCACCAATATGACCACCTCCGGCCTTGCTACGCCGGGCTTCCAGGCTACGCCAACGACCGCGCAGAAGTTGGCAGGCGATGCGGGCGGAAAGATCAACGAGACGTGGCTGAAGACGAGCTACGAGCCTGTAGTGGCGAGCATCGGTCCTACAGATGACATGCTGGCCAGCGTGCGTGTTGCGCGAAATGCGATCACGCAGATGGGCGGAACGGGCTGGGGGACGGAGACCAAAGCTGCAGCCGCGAGCGTTCTTAACGGCCTTGGATTGTCCGCCGGCAACTCCAAAATGCTCGCCATCAGCTCGCAAGTTTTCCAGAACGCGGCTATGGAGCGCCTGCAATCCGTCCTCAATGCCGCCAAAGGCCCACAAACCGAGGGCGATGCGATACGAGCTATGAAAACCTTCGGCCAGCTTGGAAACACGACCGAGGCCAATGCTTTCATTCTCGATTTGTCCGAGGCCAAAGCCCAGCGCGACAAGATGAAGGCTGCTTTTTATCAGCAGGCCCTGCCGATTGCTCAGAAGAAGGGCGACCTGGCCGAGATTGACCGCGAGTGGTCTCAGCGTGCGCCCTCGATTTTTAGCCTGCCAAGCATGAACAAGTGGGGCGTTAAGTGAGCGATTACGACGCCGCCTTTGCAACTGCTTCTCAGGGGTTGGGTACAGCCGCGCCTGCGCAGAACGAGTACGACGCAATCATGTCTGGCATTCTTCCGAAGGTCGAACAAGCTGCGGCACCTGTTCAACGGCCAAAGAAGGGTAGTGGGTCAGAAATCATTGATGCGGGCAATGCCGTAGGTACAGGTTATTTCAAAGGCCTTTCCAGTCTGGCCGGCCTCCCCGTGGATACCGTCGCGAACGTGCTCGACCTTGGCAAGGCCGCTTTGGGTGCGCCATACACGGCGGTCACCGGGAAGGCTGCACCTGATTGGCTTATGCCTGCGGACCGAAGAAACGTGGTGGGTTCTGGGGCGTACATCCTGGACAAAGCAGGGCAAACCACGGTGGGGAAGAATCTCACGCAGGCAATTAACCCCGAGTTTGAAGGCGGCTATTTGCAAGCCGCTGGTGGTGCCCTCAATGGAGTGGTTCGTCCCCAGACGACTCTGCAAGGCATCAATCAAGCCGTCAACTCGGTGGCCGGTGTGACGGCCGGTAAGGCGGTAGGCGATGCAACGGGCAATCCGGCCCTTGCGATAGCCGCAGGCATGTTGCCTACCGCGATTCAAAGCGGGGCAATCGGCGCAGGCCAATGGGCTGTTCGGGGCGGTGAGGAGGGCCGTCAAGCGATGGCCCAGCGCATACAGGACTTGCGAAACGCCGGCGTCAGCAACCCAACTCTGGGGCTGGCGTCTGGTAATGCGCTCATCGGTGGGGTTGAGAACCTACTGCAGAACACTCCTGGTGCGGTGGGGGTCATGCGTCGAGCCAGGGAATCTGCTGTAGGGGGCATGGAGGAGCGCGCCTTGCAGGCCGCCGCCGCCGCGTCACCAAATCGCGGGGCGTTGGAGGCCGGCCGCGAAATCCAATCCGGGATTAATTCTTTTAGAGACGACTTCAAGGCAAACCAGGGCGCTTTGTATAACAGGATGGACCAGTTCATTCCTCCTCTTACCCCGGTAAATGTGGCCGCCACGAAAAAGACGTTGAGCGTAATGAATCAGGACATTCCCGGCGCCCCGGAGCTGTCAAAACAGTTCAAGAACGCCCGAATCATGGCCATTGAAGCCGCCATGAAGAGCGACACCGCCGGGACTGCCCCAGGCGTACTACTAAAACCTGTTGCTTCCGGTGGGCTGATGAACGCGCCCTCGTTCCGACCAGTTGCAATACCTGGTGGATCTTCTCCAGACATGCTTCCGTTCCAGGCGGTTAAGCAGACACGCACGCTCGTGGGAAACGAGATTTCTGACGGAGGCTTGTTGAGCGACGTACCGCGCAGCAAATGGAATTCTCTTTATGGCTCCCTCGCAGGCGACCTGCAGCAAGCGGCGAATCAGGCTGGTCCGAATGCCGCACAGGCTTTTAATCGCGCCAACGACTACACCAGGGCAGGAGTTGCTAGGCTGGACCGCGTGGCCCCGTTTGCTGACAAGGTCGCACCGGAACAGGCCTATACCGCGATGGTGCAAGCGACCAAAGAGAACGTCTCAACCCTTCAGGCCGTCAAAAAGACGTTGCCAGAAGGCGCAAGAGGTTCTGTGGCTGGCACAGTGATTGAGCGCCTTGGTCGGGCAACCAACGGAGTTCAGAACGAGTCGGGCACTGCATGGAGCCCGGAGACGTTCCTCACTAACTGGAACAAGATGAAACCAGAGGCCCGCCAGGAGTTGTTCTCGGGTTTCAAGAATTCGGCACAAGTGATGGACGACGTAAGCGCAGTGGCGCGAGCCGCAAGCTTGATGCGCGAAAACTCGAGGATGTGGGCTAATCCGTCAGGAACTGGTGCGAATGTCGCGGCCCGAGGCCTTCTCGGCGCTGTCGCTACAGGCGGTGCGGGCGCTGCAGCTGGTTTGCTGAGCCCATTGGTCCCATTGGGTGCCGCGGCTGGTATTGGCGGAGTCAATCTCGCTGCTCGCACTGTCACATCGCCCAAGATCGTTAGCGGTGCGGCCTCGAGGATTTATATCGATCCGCGAATGTTGCACTCTCAGGTGAATTCACTCGTCGGCGGCGGACTCCTAAATTATCAGCCCGAATAAGAAGAGGCCGACCCCACCGACCACTAGGACGATGGCGCCCACAACCATTAAGACAGCGGCACCACCCTGAGAAAAATCGTCGTTTTCCATGTAAGCCCCTAAGCCACCCACCGAGGTGGCTTTTTTCATTCTAGAGGTATCCGATGCCAGTGCCAACCGCAATTACAGACCTGAGCCAGACGGCCGCGTCAAACTTCCCAGCAGGAAGCAACGCCCCGTCCGTCTTGGATGACGTGCAACGCGCCCATGCTTCATTTATTGCGATGCTGCGCGACGGCAAGGGGTTCACTACCCCTGTTGTGCTTGCGTCTGCCGCCACTACGGACATTGGTGCCCAAAACTCCTACGGTGTCGAAATTAGCGGGACTGCCACGATTACAAGCTTGGGCACGACCTATAGCGGGCCACGCTTTTTGCGGTTTATGGGAGCCTTAACTCTTACTCACGGCGCTTCTTTAATTCTCCCCGCCGGGGTAAATATCACCACTGTGGCCGGTGACACCTGCATTGCCATACCCAAGACGACGGGTGGCGTAGCCGATGGGTGGGCAATTTTTGCTTATCAGACAGCCGGGGGCACTACTGCAGTGAACACAGGCCAGCTCGCAGGTTTGCGAAACATGGTAATCAACGGCAACGGCCTAGTGCAGCAGCGCTCGGCCCCGACGCTCACGGCGGCGCTTCAATACGGCGCAGCCGACCGGCACTTGGTCGGTGTGACCGGCGGCACCAGTCTTTCGGGCACGGTCAATGTGTTGCCTAATACAGGATTCTCTTGCGGCATTGGCTACGGCGCGGTTGCGGCATCTTGGACGACGGGCTCATTCATCCTTAAGCATCGGATTGAGGGCGCCAACACCAAGCAATTCAACGGCAAGACCATCACAGTGTCTGGCAAGCTGTATCAGGACACCGGCGGTTCGCGCAATCTGACAGTGTCGCTTGGCAAGCCCACCACCACGCTGGACACGTTCAGCGCCGTCACGAACCTGGGGACCTCCAGCGCCATCGCGGTGCCATCCGGCACCGTGACGGCATTCAGCTACACGCTGGCCATGGGCTCCACCGACGCCAGCCTGGGCCTTGAGGTGCTCATCACTGACAACACCACCAACACGGTCTCGAACAAGAATTACCTGGTCGGCGATTTGCAGGTGGAAATCGGCTCGGTGGCAACCGTGTTTGAACAGCGCCAGATTCAAACAGAAACCGCCTTGGCACAGCGTTATTACGAGACGGGCACCACCTATGCCGCTGGTCATGCGCCGGCCGGCCAATTCCTTGGAAATCGAGTCGGATACAAGGTACAGAAGCGGGTTACCCCAACGCTGGTTTTAACCAGTGTGTTGGCGGCAAGTGTTGACGCCTCTACGACCGTCGCCCCAACCCCGGCGGCGGATGCGAGTGGGTTCGGTGTATTCCGCGGTGGAACTGCTTCTGGCCCGGCCGCTTTTGGCGATACGTGGACGGCTTCGGCTGAGCTCTGATGTACAAGCTCACCGACACTGCGGTGGTTATACGACTCATTGATGGGGCCTACATCCCTGAGGATCCGAGTAACGCTGACCGCATCGCCTATGCGGCTTGGTTGGATGGTGAAAACACACCAGAGCCGGCCGACGTGCCGCCGCCTCCTTCGCCTCTCAGTCAAATTCGAGCCATCGAGCGAACGCCGGAAGTGTCCGATGCAATGCAGCGAGGCAGTCGACTGGTGGCGCTGTCCTATGCCTTAGATGACCTGATTCGCGTTGCCGCGTCGAAGGGCCAGAGCGTCACGCGGCAACAAGCCCACGATTGGGCAATGCTGAACGACAGCAACTACAAAAAACTGTATGACGCGGAACAAGTCATCAAGCCACTGAGGGCACTTGTATGAACGTTTTTGAAATCACCCTGTGGACCGAGTTCCTCCTATTCGCGCTGCTGATCATCAGTTCGCCGTTGGAGCTATTGCTGCACTTCTGGGGGCTCATGAACTACGCACGGGCGCGTGATCTACCGGGTGCCGGCGTAACGAAAGCCTCAACTCTCTGCGCGATGTATTTCCTGATTCGAGGCTATCTGCTCGACTTCATCGTGAACGTTGTATGGATGACTGTCTACCTCGGGGAATTTCCCAAAGAGCTGACCGTCACAGCGCGACTGAATAGGCACGCAGCGACCGGCAGCGGTAAGCGCTTCGACCGGTGCCAGCGGATCCAAGATCTGTTTTTGAAATTCTTTGACACCAAGTACGCCGATGGCGTTCACCGATAAGGAGCAGTATGGACCACAACGACATCAGCCGCCCATTTTTGAAGGCGTCCACCGCAGGCGCCGGGGCCGTTGCTGCCAGCACCGATGTAGCCGGCCAAGTCGCACGCGCAGCGACGACGACGGCCAGCTATGACGCATGGATGTTTATCAACTCCTTTCCATGGGATCTGATCGCCAAAATCGCCGCTGCAATTTACGGCGTGTTAGTGCTGTCGGAGTGGATCTGGAAAAAGGCCATTCGCCCTTTCTGCGAGTCACGCGGCTGGTGGAAGCGCCGCAGCAGGCGCGAGGCCGAAGAATCGGACAAGGTGCCGCTGTGAAGAACATTCGCATCTTGGTTGCCGGCTTGTCGCTCAGTGCGGCCGGGCTGGTTGCCATCGTCAACGATGAGTCCTATACCGACAAAGCCGTTATTCCGACCAAGGGAGATGTGCCGACTGTGGGGTTTGGCAGCACTTTTCACGAAGACGGCCGACGCGTCAAGATGGGCGACACCACGACGCCGCCGCGCGCGCTGGTCAAAGCGCTGGCCCATATCAGCAAGGAAGAAGCGATCTTCCGTGCCTCGCTCGATGGCGCCAGCCTGAGCCAGGCCGAATTCGACATCTACATGGATTGGGTTTACCAGTACGGCACCGGCGCCTGGGTCAAGTCCAGCATGCGCCGGCAGATCCTGGCCGGCAACTATCCCGCCGCGTGCGATGCCCTGCTGGCCTATAAGTTTTCAGCTAGCTACGACTGCAGCGCTCCAGGCAACAGGGTCTGCGCTGGCGTGTGGACTCGACAGCTCAAGCGGCATGCTCAGTGCATGGGGGCTGTTCAATGAATCCGTGGCTCATTCTGGTTGCGGTCCTGGCGTGTGCAGGCAGCTTCTGGTACGGAACCGAGGTAGGCGCTGACGGCGAAATCGCCAAGCAAAAGAAGCTGGACGACGTGGTCATCTCGGTGAAGGAGGCCGCTCAGCAGGGCGCAGCCCAGGCAATTGCCGCCAACCAGCCGATCAACAAAACTATCGTCCAGAAGGTGCAGCATGAAATTCAGACAAACACTGTGTACCGCGATTGCCGCAATACTGTTGACGGGGTGCTCCGCATCAATGAAGCCCTCACCGGGCGGCCCCAGTACCCTGGTGACGGCAAGTTGCCCGGAGCTGGCGCCGCTAAATGATGACAGCTTCGGGGCGACAGTTCTCAAGCTGGTAGAAGTTGCTAATCAGTACCGTGACTGCCGTGAAGCTGCATTGGCGAGGTAGAAAAAGAGGGGTGGCAAGCCACCCCTCCTTTTACAAGGTAACGACGATCAGGAGAAGATATGCCAACGCGCGGATGCACGCTGCCATATCTACCTTAACCTTCACGTCCACCGTGAGCTTCTTCGTCATGGTTTTATCCACTTAGAAAGCCCGAGGCCTCGGACTGTTAATCCGATGTATTTGTAAAGCGCCCCTTCGCCGGCGCCGCCCTTCACCTACCCAGGATGGATTCAGGCGTCGGCTTCGCTCTCATTCAGGGTGATGGGTCTCCACGCTATTCAGGGGCTCCCCCTGGCAGTATGGTCCCGCCCTTGTGATTACTCACCTTAAGCCGTTTCTTAGTCGGCCCCGGACCTTTAGATTCAGTCCTGGAAGCGGTACTGATGTATTTGCCCGCCTCGTGAGGTGGGATATTGGTATGCAGATCCACGACTTCAAGGCCGGATGGAAAATATGCCAAATCATTGCCGCCGTGGAGTGGGGGAACAGAAGGGGGAATAGGTTGGCGCTCATGTTGATGATCGCTAATATTCATGCGGCCTGTAGCCAGAAATGGGACTGACACCCTCCCGCCAAAACCGGTTTAAGGACGTCCACCGGAGGTCCAAAAACCCCTGAAAGCCCCGCTAGCCGGGGCTTTTTTGTTTTCCGCGGTCCGAGACGGGGGCGTCTCCAAAAGGCCGCTATGGCTTTGGAAGAGGATGGCCTCTTCGGGCGAGCGAGAAGCCTACGAGCCTGCCGACGCGGCCGGAGTTGCCGGTCGAAACCCTTGGGATATCATCGCCGGTCCAGGGCAAAACATGGGGGGCGGAAGATGAAACCTGTCCATATAAAAATACTGACGGTTTGCGTACTCGCGTTCGCAGTGCCTGGCATCTACGCCAAAGGCCCATCCAAGATTCACTGCACTGTTCAGACCTCCTCAGAGGAGGCTGAACGCCAGTTGCTAAAAGTCAGGGAGCTTGCTGCAGACGCAATCGTTGCTGCCGCCTACTCGAGAGGATTTTGTGCGAGGTTGGCAAAAGACTACCAGGACAGAGGCCGCACTGCAGAGGCGGTGCTGCGGAACCACCAGCTTTTGGGGAAACCGGTGGACCCGGCAATGCTCCACAGTCTCTGCTCAACGCATGCGGATATTTATAACAACTTGCGTCATCATCACTGCCTTCCGGGTCAAGTCGGGTATTAGCCATTTCCGTTCGCTCGGCAGATGCCCGCGGCATCGGCCCTGAGCTGGGCCACGGACGCGGGCACCAAGTTCAGCGCGGCAGGCATGTGCCCAAAAAAAAGCCCGGGACAAACCGGGCGTGGAAGCTGGCAAGGCCAGCGAGGGAGGGAGCGGCTCATGACAAGCCGCGAATTGAATATAGCTGCTCATTTCCTGGGGCCTTGTAGGAGAATGCCCAAAATGCATCCCCTGATGGTTTCCAATCCCGATTCCGTCGTGGCCGAGCTGATAGGCCGTATCGCGGCCATCGTGATGCGGACCTATGAGGTGGAGCAGTTGCTGCCGCGGGGCAGCGAACACCGGCTCTCGCTCGCGGGCCACGAACTGGTCAGCGCGATCTCGACGGATGCCGGGCGCATCGATTTTTCCTGCGAGCTGATGCTGGAGGCCCGGGAGCGCGGCAGCTCCTTTCTGGTCAAGGTGCAGGGCCAGGCCGCCTATGAAAGCCCGGTCTGGCGCATCAATGAAATCTACGAGGTGGTGGTGGATCCGCTGGACCGGGGGGCCACCGGGCATGGGGACTTGCAATAA